CTATAGGCCATAGCGATACTGCAAGTGCATTGGAAACAAACGAAATATATTCGGGTCGATGGAGCCGCCGTATTTGCCCTCATGCGCGGTGACGCGGCGGTTTTCAGCATTGTTCGGATAGTGTTCGACGGTGTCGGATGTCGTCGTGTCTTTTCTCATCTCCGCTCCCTCCCACCCATGACGCAATAGCTTGCTAATGAACTCGCTTTTATACGGGCGGCCCGCGCAGGGCGCGCAGGGAACAGTATAAGGGGAACGCGATATGCGGCCGAACAATAGTAAGTGGTTTGTTTTGACCGGGATTGCCGCCGTCTTCGGCGCGGTGTTCGGGATGACCGGGGCTCGATCCTTGTCGGGCGGCGCTGCGATGATCGTCTTCGTCGTGTTTTTCGTCGGCGTAGTGGCGTTCCTGGTCTGGTCGCTGTCCGCGAACAAGGTCGGCAAGAAGGCCGCGCCGCAGGTGTTGGCGGATGCGCGTGCGATGAAACCCGCCGCGGGAACCGCGCGGATCTATGTCGTGCGACGCGGCTATATGGGCGGCATGGTCGGCATGAGGGTGGACATTCGCGGGGTCGCATCGGGGCAGATCCGGATGAACCAGTTCGTCATGGCCGAGGTGTCGCCCGGCACCTACACGGTCGAGACGGCGATGGCGCGCAACGGAGTCAAACCGTCGAACGCCGAGACCATACTGACCGTCGCGAGCGGCGATGTCGTCGTGATCCTGGCGATGCTGCAGGTGAAATCGCTGCACTCGACCACCACGCAGGAACGGATCCTCGGCGCGGAAGCGCAACGCGCGGTCGCCAAGACCAAGATGATCGAATGGACGAGCCGGACTGGCGGCTAGTTCGCGCGAGATGCCGCACCGTTGACGAACCAAATGGGATAAAGAGCTTGACATCGTCACGCTCGCTTGGTACATAACAGGAACGCTGAAGAATTGCGGGTCGGGTTGTAGGGCTCGGCGGAGGAAGGCCGGGACGGGCGGGGTGGGAGCCTCGATCGTCGCCGGCCTTTTCGCGTTCTGGCGGTCGTTTCGGAAAGGGAGAACCGATGGCGCATACGCAGTCCGTCGCGCTGGCGGAAACACAGGATCCTGCGCCGGCCGATATCGTCGCAGGGCACATCCGGATCGGCGGACACTCGGTCGAAACCGCGGTCGCCGAAACCGCCGTTCCTGAAACCGCCGTTGCTGAAATCGGTGGGGCTGACATCGCGGTCGCTGACACCACGATCGCCGAAACCACGATTGCTGAAACCATGGCCATTGGGAGCCAGCCCGTTGGCGCCGAGATGACAGGCGCGAAGGACAGGGCGACGATCTCGACGGGGACGACGGAGACGGGGACGACGCGGGCGCGGCAGATCAGAGGGGGCAAGAACCGCCTCGTGCAAATCCGCAAACCGCGCGCGAACGAATGGAGCGCGGCGATGCAGATGCGGTTCCTGGGGGCGTTGGCGATGACCGGTAACGTGACGACATCGGTCGCGGCGGTCGGCATGTCGGTCGGCGGTGCGTATAACCGGCGCGCGCGCGATCCGGCGTTCGCTGCGGGATGGCAGGCTGCGCTGGTGCGGGGGTACGAACGCCTGGAAGAACTGTTGCTGGCGACCGCGCTGGAATCGGTCGGCGGCGGCACCGTCGGGGGGGCCGTCGGGGAGACCGTTGCCGGTGGAACGACAGCGGACGACGAGAGCGGGGATGTTGGTGGGGGTGTTGGTGATGGGGGCGGGGCGGCGACGGGGCCGCTTGGACGGGGGCAGGCGGTGCCCGGCGCCGGTCTGATCAAGCTTTCGAGCGTGACCGCTATCCAGTTCGCCCTGTCGATGTTGAACCAGCATCGCGCGGACCAGGCGCGCGGTCGCAGGAAGAACCAGACCCATCGGGCGACATCGATCGACACCGACGCCGCGCTGGGCAAGCTCCTGGATTCGCTGGCACGACGCATGGCGAAAGACTCGTGACGGGGAAGCGGTGCGCGGGTCCCGACGACGCGGACGGTCCGGTCGCCGGGACGGACCCTCGCGAGGGCGGCACCGCGAACGCCGAGCCGGTGTCACGCAAGCGCAAGGGCGTGCCGCGTCCCTGGGTGGAGGCGGCGCGGGTCGCGGAGGCGGTGTCGGCCGCGGGGCCTGCCGCGGGGCCTGCCGCGGTACCCGACCCGGCACCTGACTTGGAGCCGGATCGCGATCTGGTGGCGGAGCTCGCGCGGTTGCCGATCGTCCACCGCGCGGAGATCGTGCGCAAGCTGACGCTGGGCCAGCGCAACGAGTTGCGCGATCGGTGGCGACACTGGGCGCATGCGGGGCAATATCCGCCGGAGGGCGACTGGCGGATCTGGCTGATCCGGGCGGGGCGGGGCTTTGGCAAGACGCGGGCGGGGGCGGAATGGGTGTGGCAGATCGCACGCGCGGACCCCGACGCGCGGATCGCGCTGGTCGGGGCGACGCTCGACGACGTGCGACGGGTGATGATCGAGGGCGAAAGCGGACTGATCGCGGTGGCGCACGACGACGAGGAACCGGCGTGGCGCGGTGCGGTGGGCGAGCTGCACTTTGCGAACGGCGCGAAGGCCTATGCCTATTCGGCGGAAGCACCGGAATCGCTGCGCGGGCCCGAGCATGGCTGGGCGTGGTGCGACGAGCTGGCGAAATGGCGGCACGGCGATGCGACCTGGGACAATCTGATGATGGGATTGCGGCTGGGCGAGACGCCGCGCGCGCTGGTGACGACGACGCCGCGGCCGATCGCGCTGATGCGACGGTTGATGGCGCTGCCCGACCTGGTCGAGACGCACGGGCGGACGCGCGACAATCCGCATCTGCCGGCGAGCTTCGTCGCGGCGGTGACGGCGACCTATGCGGGGACGCGGTTGGGGCGGCAGGAGCTGGATGGCGAGCTGATCGAGGATGTCGCGGGGGCCTTGTGGACGCGGGAACTGGTGGAGTCTCGGCGGGTGGCTTTTGCGCCTGAAGTGAGGCGGGTCGTCGTTGGGGTGGATCCTCCCGCTGGCAGTGTGTCGGGGGGGCCGGGGGATGCCTGCGGGATCGTGGCGGTTGCGCTGGGGGGCGATGGGTTCGGGTATGTGCTGGAGGACGCCAGCGTTTCCGGTGCCAGTCCTGAGGGGTGGGCTCGGGCTGTGGCCGAGTGTGCCGCGCGGCATGGCGCGGACCGGGTGATCGCGGAGGCCAACCAGGGGGGGAAGATGGTGGGGAGCGTCCTTGCCGGGGCTGATCGGGCGATGCCGGTGAAGCTGGTGCATGCTTCGCTGGGGAAGGTGGCGCGGGCCGAGCCGGTGGCGGCTTTGTATGAGTGTGGGCGGGCTTGGCATGTGGGGGCGTTTCCGGACCTGGAGGACGAGCTTTGCGGGCTGATCGCGGGCGGGGGCTATGAGGGGCCGGGGCGGTCGCCGGATCGGGCTGATGCGCTGGTTTGGGCGATGACCGAGGTGATGCTGGGGCCGCGGGCGCGGGTTTCTGTGCGGGTGCTTTAGGTTTGCCCTCTTCCTTTCGGGGAGAGGGAAGGAGGAGCTCTTGCGACGGGAGGGTAAGGGGTGGTTGGGATTTTGGTCCCGAGCCTCACTCCCCTCTCCCTCCCACGCGCAAGGGCGCGCGGGCCCCTCCCTCTCCCCGTAGGGGCGAGGGAATTTCAGGAGAACATCATGAAATTGTTCGGGTGGAAATCCGGGCGCGATGAGTCGCGGCCGGTGTTGTCTCGGTCTGCGGCGGCCGGATTCGGGGGCGCGATCGGGGGCTCTGCGTTTGGCGAGTGGCCGCGGAGTTACGAGGCGCAGGTGCGCGAGGCGTATCTCGATAATCCGATCGCGCAGCGGGCGGTGAAGCTGGTGGTGGAGGGGCTGGGGAGTGCGCCGATCGTTGCGTCGGATCCGGCGTTGCTCGCGCTGGCGACGGTGCGGTCGGGGGGGCAGACGCTGATCGAGACGGTGGCGGCGCACCTGATGCTGCACGGCAATGCGTATGTGCAGGTGCTGCGCGATGTCGAGGGCGGGGCAGCCGAGCTTTATGCGCTGCGACCCGAGCGGGTGACGGTGGAGCCGGATGCCAGTGGGTGGCCGGCTGCTTACCGGTACCGGGTGGGGGAGCGGGTTTCGCGGTTGCAGGCGGATCCGGTGCGGCCGGAGGTGATCCACCTGAAGAGCTTCAATCCGGTGGATGATCATTATGGGCTGGGGTGCCTGGGGGCGGCTTCGGGGGCGGTGGCGATCCACAATGCGGCGGCGCGGTGGAACAAGGCTTTGCTGGATAACGCGGCGCGGCCTTCGGGGGCGTTGATGTACGATCCGAAGGACGGCGCGGTGCTGTCGACCGAGCAGTTCGAGCGGTTGCGGGGCGAACTGGAGGCGTCGTTCTCGGGGGCGGGGAATGCGGGGCGGCCGATGCTGCTGGAGGGGGGGCTCAGGTGGCAGGCGTTGAGCTTGTCGCCGGCGGATATGGATTTCGTGGGCACGAAGGCGGCGGCGGCGCGGGAGATCGCGCTGGCGTTCGGGGTGCCGCCGATGCTGCTCGGGCTGCCGGGGGACAACTCGTACGCGAATTACCGGGAGGCGAACCGCGCGCTGTGGCGGCTGGCGATTTTGCCGCTGGCGACCGCGGTGCTGGGCGGGATCGCGCAGGGGCTGGCCGGGTGGTTCGAGGGGGCGGCGATCTCGGTCGATCTCGACCGGGTGCCGGCGCTGGCGGAGGATCGTGAGCGGCTGTGGGGGATGGTTTCTGCGGCTTCGTTTCTTAGCGATGCTGAGAAGCGGGCGTTGCTCGAGATTCAGGAGGTGGCGTGATGGATGGGGCGGTTTTGGCGCAGTTGATGCGGCAGGGGGCTGAACGCGGTGTCGACCTGGTGACGCTGCGGGCGATCGTGGAGGAGGCGGGGGAATTGGGGGCGGCTCGGGCGCTGGCGCGGGTGGCTTTGAGTGATGAGCGGGCTCGGGAGGACGTGGCGGAGTTGCGCGAGCTGCTGGCGGCTTGGCGGGATGCGAAGCGGTCGGTGTGGAAGGCGGTGGTGGGGTGGATCGCCAGGCTGGCGATGGCGCTGATGCTGGCGGGGCTGGCGGTTAAGCTGGGGTTTGCCGCGTGGTTGAAGTGATCCCTCGATACGCCGTCTCGACAGGCTCGACAGCTACTCGGGACGAACGGGGCGGGGTGGTGGCATTCGCTGGGTATGCGGCGGTGTTCGATGTTGTCGATCGGGCTGGGGACGTGATGCGGCGGGGGGCTTTTTCCGGGGCTGGGGTGGTGCCTTTGTTGTGGCAGCATCGTGGGGGGGCGGTTGGGTCCTTGTCCGTCGTTGCGGAGGATGCGCGGGGGTTGCGGGTCGAGGGGGTGGTTGAGGATCTGGAGCTGGCTCGGTTGGTGCGGGCTGGGGCGGTGGCTGGGTTGTCGGTTGGGTATCGGGCGACTTCGGTGCGACAGGGGGTGCGGCGGGAGTTGCTGGCGGTCGAACTGGTGGAGGTTAGTCTGGTGGCGGTGCCTATGCAGGCTTTGGCTCGGGTTGAGGTGCTCCGTCATCCTGACGAAAGTCAGGACCCAGAGCCGTGAGCGACGGTGTTCGGTACCCTGGGTCCTGACTTTCGTCAGGATGACGGGAGAAATTTCGTGAGGCGTCCTGCGGGGCGCCTTTTTTCGTTTCATGTGAGGAGATGGACATGAGTGTTGTTGACCGGCCGGTTTTGGCGGGGGCTTCCCCCTTGGCGCAGAATGCGGCGTTTGCGGGGTTCGTTCGGACCGGCGCTACGCTGGAGATGAAGGCGTTTACCGGGGTGACCGGCGACGCGGGCGGGTTTGCGGTGCCGCGGGAGATCGATGCTCAGATCGATACGTTGCTGAAGGCGGTGTCGCCGATCCGGGCGATCGCCAATGTCGTGAAGGTGGGGTCGGCGGGGTATCGCAAGCTCGTTACCACGGGTGGTACGCCGTCCGGTTGGGCGGCGGAGAATGCGGCTCGGCCGGAGACCGCTTCGCCGGTGTTCGTCGAGATCGCGCCGCCTACGGGGGAGCTGTATGCCAATCCTTCGGCAAGCCAGGCGATGCTCGATGACGCCGCGTTCGATGTCGAGGAGTGGCTGGCGGGCGAGATCGCTATGGAGTTTGCGAAGGCCGAGGGGGCGGCTTTCGTGTCTGGCTCGGGCGTGTCGCGGCCTAAGGGGTTTTTGACTTCGGCTACTGCTGCGACCGCGGATGGCGTGCGGGCTTTCGGGACTTTGCAGTATCTGGCGAGCGGGACCGCGGGGGACTTTTCGGCGAACCCGCAGGAGCGGTTGATCGATCTGGTTCAGTCGTTGCGCGGGCCTTATCGACAGGGGGCCAGCTTTGTCATGAATGCGGCGACCTTGGCGCGGATACGGAAGTTCAAGACCACCGATGGCGCGTTCGTCTGGGCGCCTTCGCTGGCGGCTGGGGTGCCGGCTACGCTGCTGGGGTATCCGGTGGTGGAGGCCGAGGACATGCCGGATATCGCGGCAAATGCGCTGGCGATCGCGTTCGGGAATTTCCGCGCGGGGTACATCATTGCGGAGCGGACGGAGACGGGGATCCTGCGCGATCCGTATTCGAACAAGCCGTTCGTGAACTTCTACGCGACCAAGCGGGTCGGTGGGTGTGTGACGAACTCCGAGGCTATCAAGTTGCTGAAGTTCTCGGTGGCTTGAGCTGTCCCTCTCCCCGTCGGGGAGAGGGAAGGAGGAGCACTTGCGACGGGAGGGTGAGGGGGAGTTGGGATTCACGTCCCGAGCCTCACTCCCCTCTCCCTCCCACGCGCAAGGGCGCGCGGGTCCCTCCCTCTCCCCGGAGGGGCGAGGGAAAACAGGAGAAGTCTGATGACGGGGTCGGCGATTTCTGCCGGGGTGATCGCTGAGGTGGTCGTCGCGGCTAGGGCTTTGTTGCGGGTGGAGACGGGGGAGGACTTGGTGCTCGCGCGGTTGGCGTCGACGGCGCTGCTGCTGGGGGAGGCTTTTCTGGGGGCGGCGGTGATCGTGCGGCCGTTCGAGGATGTGGTGACCAGTGCGGCGGGGTGGCGGCGGTTGGTGGTTGCGCCGGTTACCGTGATTGCCGGGCTGACCGGGCTGCCTGGCGAGGGGGCGCCGTTCGTGTTGGCGGTCGGGGCCTATGCGGTCGATATCGATGCGGATGGGGTCGGGTGGGTTCGGGTTCTTGCCGCTGGGTCGGCTGGGCGGGTGGCTGTGGCGTATTCGGCGGGGCTGGCCTTGAGTTTCGAGGCGGTACCGGCGCCGATCGCGCAGGGGGTGGCGATGCTGGTCGCGCATCTGTTCGATCACCGGGAGAGCGACGTCGCGCCGCCGGCGGCGGTGGCGGCTTTGTGGCGGCCTTACCGGCGGATGCGGCTTGGTTTGGCGGTGCATTCGTGAGTGGGCGGGTGGTCTTGCAGGCGGCGATCGTGGCTCGGTTGAACGCGGTGCTGGACGTGAGCGTGTTCGATGCACCGCCGGTGCGTGGGGGGCTGCCGTATGCGGTGGTCGACGAGCCGGTGTTGTCGGACTGGAGCACGAAGACCTGGGTCGGGCGCGAGGGGCGCATTCTTTTGACGCTGTTCGATGGGGGGGAGCGGCCGGTTCGGGCGCGCGCTCTGCTGGCAGCGGCGGAGGAGGGGTTGGAGGCGCTTCCGCCCGATCTGGGCGAGGGGTGGCGGGTGGTTCGGTTGGCGCTGGTTCGGTCTCGGGTGCTGCGGGTCGGGGATCGGTGGCGGGGGACGTCGGAGTTTCTGGTGCGGATGTACCGCGAGAGCTGAGTGGCACGGTTTTGGGGGAGACGGACATGGCGGTGGAGAAGGGGAGTGCGTTCCTGCTGAAGGTGGGGAACGGGGCGGTGCCGGTGGTCTATGCGACCGTGGCGGGGCTGCGGACGACGCAGATGTCGGTGAATGGGGAGGCTATCGTTGTTACCACGAAGGACTCTGGCGGGTGGCGGCAGTTGTTGTCTGGGGCTGGGGTTCGGAGTGTGTCCGTTTCGGGGGCTGGGGTTTTTACGGGATCGGTGGCGGAGTTGCGGGTGAAGGCTAGCGCGCTGACTGGGGTGCTCGATGATTATCGGCTGGCGTTCGAGGGGGGGGACACGATGACGGGTAAGTTCTTGGTTTCTCGGTTGGATTACGCCGGGGATTTCAATGGGGAGCGGTCTTATACGCTTAGCCTGGAGAGTTCTGGAGCTGTTGTTGTGGGTTAATCTCCCTCGCCCCTTTGGGGAGAGGGAAGGAGGAGCCGCTTGGCGACGGGAGGGTGAGGGGTTTTGGGATTTAGGTCCTTAGCCTCACGCCCCTCTCCCTCCCACGCGCAAGAGCGCGCGGGCCCCTCCCTCTCCCCGGAGGGGCGAGGGGATTTTTGGAGAATTCTCATGGGTGATTTGGCGAATCCGGTTCGGGGGGAGGGGTCTCTTCGGGTTGGGGGAGAGGTGCTTGTGCTTCGCCCTAGCTTTGCGGCGCTGGTCGCGGCCGAGGGGGAGTTGGGGCCTTTGTTTGCGCTGGTGGAGCGCGCGGCGGAGGGGAAGCTTGGGATCGGGGAGATGGTGGGGCTGTTCTGGCATTGTCTGCGCGAGTGTCCCGAGGGGGTTACGCGCGAGCGGTTGGGGGAGGCTGTCGTCGAGGCGGGGCTGGCGGCGGTGACGCCGGTATTGCGGGTGTTGTTGCGGCAGATCCTGGCGGGGAAGTGACGTTTTCCGACAATGCGGCGCGGTTGGCTGGCTTTGCTGGCGCGGTGCTCGGGTGGGCGCCGGAGGTGTTCTGGCGGGCTACGCCAGCGGAATTGGCGGGCGTGGTGGGGGCTTTGGTGGGCGATGTGACGGCGCCGCCCGATGCTTCGACGATCGCGCGGTTGAGGGAGGCTTTTCCTGATGGATGATCTTGATGCGGCGCTGGTGAGCGTGCGGGCGGATACGACCGGGTTCTCGCGTGATGTGGAGGCGATGCGGGGGGAGTTGGAGGGTGTTCTCGGCGCTGGGGCGGAGCGGGCTTCGCTGCGGGTCGAGGCGGGGCTGTTGCGCGCGGTGCGGTCGGGGAAGCTGGGGTTCGAGGAGCTTAAGGGGGTGGCTCTGTCGGCGCTGGATGCGATTGCTTCGGCGGCTTTGAAGGCTGGGGTGCAGTCGGTTCTTAGCGGGGGCGGGTTGAGTGGGGCGCTTGCGGGGCTGGTTGGTGGGTTGCCTGGGCGGGCGACTGGCGGGCCTGTGTCTCCGGGGCGGGCTTATGTCGTGGGGGAGCGGGGGGCGGAGGTTTTCGTGCCTACTTCCAGCGGTCGGGTTGAGGCTGGCGTGCCGGGGGGCGTGCGCGAGGTGAGGGTGGCTATCACCGTGAATGCTGCCGGGGGGAGTGCGCCTGGGGTTTTGGCGCAGTCGAGCCGGCAGGTGGCGCGCGCGGTGAAGGCGGCTTTGGCTAGCGAATAATCCCTCTCCCCGCCGGGGAGAGGGAAGGAGGAGCCGTAGGCGACGGGAGGGTGAGGGGCTTTGGGATTGGCGTCCCGTGCCTCACGCCCCTCTCCCTCCCACGCGCAAGGGCGCGCGGGCCCCTCCCTCTCCCCGTAGGGGCGAGGGAAAGAGGAGGAATTTATGGCGCATTGGCTTTGCTCCGGGCGGACTGTGCAGGTCGAGGGGCTTGTGTCTCGGTTCGATCCTCGGTTCTGGACGGTGGATTTTCCTCGGCCGATGATGGCTTCCGTTGTGACCACCGGTCCCGCTTCGCTGCGAGTGGATGCGGTGTTTTATAAAGCGGACGATCTCGCAGGGGTGATCTGGGAGGCGGTGGACCGCTTCGATCATCCTTTGCTGAAGTATGAGACTTCGCGGGATTTTCGGGACTGTCGACTGCGGTTTCGGTGGCGGTCTTTCGGGGTGATGGCGTTGGATGCCATCAATGGGCCCACTCTCACGATCGAGGGGCGGGATGCTGCTGGGGCGGCTCGGTCCTAATATGTGCGGTTGTGGAATTATGCGGTGGGGACGCCGGAGGATGCGGTCGTTTCGCTCGATTTCGGGGCGATGGTGGGCGGGTATGAGCTGCCTGAGGATAGCGATCCGGTGTGGGCTGGGGATATCGACCGGATGTTCGTGTCGGTGGTGCCGCCGGACTATACCGAGGTCGATGTTCCGCTGGCCGGGACGCGTGAGGGGTGGGTCGAGTGGACCGATCTCGTCTGCGAGGGGCCGGGGTCGGTGCTGGCGATCGGCGATGCCGTCGTGCCCGAGCACGGGGTTCGGATCGCGGGCGGATATGACGACAGTTATAACCTGACGCCGGCGCGGTTGCTGCGGAATGCGCTGCATCTCGGGTATCGGGGGAGCATCACGCATTATGTCGGGATGAGCCATTATTTCCGGCTCGAGGAGGCAGGCGGCGGGTTTTACGTTTCGGCGACGGGGGGCGTTTTGAACGCGGCTTGTGCAGCGTGGCATCGGGATTTTGCCGGGCGCGCGGGGGCGCTTGGGTTCGATGTCATCTGGTCGCTGAGTTACGAGCTGTTCGATGCGCATTGCTGGAACGACTGGAAGCAGCGGGCTGCCGATGGCGCGCCCGCGCTGACCGGGTGGGAGCCGCCGTCGACGCTGCTGTCGCCGGCGCATGCTGGGGCGATGGGGTATCTTCAGGCGGTCGCTCGGGCTTTTCTGGGTATCGCGGTTGCGGCGGGGTTGGCGCCGAAGTTCCAGGTCGGCGAGCCGTGGTGGTGGGTGATGCCCGATGGGCGGCCTTGCCTGTACGACGCGAGCGCGGTGGCGGCGTTTGCGCCCGTCGCGATGGGGAGCATCCTGGGGCCCAAGACGCCGGCGCGGATCACGACGCTGGATGCGGCCGGGGTGTGTCTGGCGGCGTCTACCGCTGCGCTTGTCGCGGCGGTGCGGGCGGAGGCGCCGGGGTGCGTGACGCATCTGCTGACGTATCTGCCGACCGTGCTGGATGCGGCGGCGCCGGAGGCGAAGCGCGCGAACATGCCGGTGGGATGGGCGAGTCCGGCGTTCGATGTGTTGCAGCTCGAGGATTACGACTGGGTGACGGCGGGGGATTCGGCATCGTCCGCGGAGGGTGTGGCGGTGGCGTTCGCGCGGCTCGGCTATCCGGTCGAGAGGCAGCATTATCTGTCGGGGTTCGTGTTGCGGCCGGACCAGGCGGTGCAGTGGGGGCTGATCGAGGCGGCGGCTGGGGTCGCGCGGGCTCGCGGGGTGGCAGAGACGTTCCTCTGGGCGCTGCCGCAGGTGATGCGGGACGGGTTCGTGCATTTCGATACTGCTGGGGAGGACGAGCCTGTGGATGCGTTCGATGACGTGCTGTTCCCGTTGGAGTTGGGGCGTGAGGCGGAGGTCGCGCCGGGATTCTCGACCGCGATCCTGACGAGTGCGGGCGGGCGGGAGGCGCGCAATGCGAGCTGGGCGGAGGCGCGGACCGCGTACGATGTCGGGCCGGGGCTGCGGAGCGAGGCGGATATCGGTGTGCTGCTCGCGTTCTTTCGTGCGCGGATGGGGGCGGCGCGCGCGTTTCGGTTGCGCGATCCGTTCGACTTCGCAGCGGGCGGCCAGGCGATCGGGACCGGCGACGGCGTCGCGCGGCGGTTCGCGCTGGTGAAATGGTACGAGCGCGCGGCGCGGCGGATCACGCGGCCGGTGGCGGGCAGCGTTTCGGTGAGCGTCGACGGGGTCGGGACGAACGCGTTCGCGGTCGAGGCTGGCGGGTGGGTGGTGCTGGATGTGGCGCCTGCCGTGGGTGTGGCGGTGACTGCCGGGTTCGTCTTCGATGTGCCGGTGCGGTTTGCCGAGGATCGGTTGAGTGTGGCGCGGGCGACGTTCCTGGCGGGAGTCGCCGCGAGCGTGCCGTTGGTCGAGGTGCGCGAGGCCTAATGTCCCTCTCCCGGTCGGGGAGAGGGAAGGAGGAGCCGCTTGGCGACGGGAGGGTGAGGGGCGGTTGGGATTCCGGTTCCGAGCCTCATGCCCCTCTCCCTCCCACGCGCAAGGGCGCGCGGGCCCCTCCCTCTCCCCGGAGGGGCGAGGGTTCTCTTTGGAAGGAGACTTTCATGTTTCTGGATGCGGAGCTGGCGACGATCGCGGTGTGCTGGCGGATCGAGCGGCGGGATGGGGTGGCGATCGGGTTGACCGCGCATGATCGCGATCTGGTGGTCGACGGGCTGGTGCACCGCGCCGCGCCGGGGATGACACCGTCGGCGATCGAGCGCTCCGCGGGGCTGGAGGCGGACACGATGGATGTCGCGGGGGCGCTGAGGAGTGCGGCGATCGACGAGCGCGATCTGCTCGCCGGGCGCTGGGACGGCGCGCGCGTCGCGCTGTTCGCGGTCGACTGGACCGATCCGCGGGCGCGCGCCGATCTGGGGAGCGGGTTGATCGGTGCGGTCGAGCTGGGCGAAACCGGCTTTACCGCGGAACTGCGGGGGAGCAGCGCGGCGCTGGATCGGCCGGTGGTCGAGGAGACGTCGCCCGAATGTCGCGCGGAGCTGGGCGATCGGCGCTGTCGGGTGGCAATGGCGGGGCGGCGAAGGTTCGCGCGCGTGGTGGCGTGCGTCGGGCCGGTGGTGACGCTCGATCTTGCGACGGCCGGGCTCGGCGGCGGGCTGGTGCGCTGGTTCGGTGGCGCGAACGGTGGGCTGGAGAGCGCGATCGCGGCGGCCGACGGCGCGGCGGTGACGCTCCGGGCGGTACCGACTTTCGTGGTCGAGGCGGGCGCGCTAGTCGAAGTGGTCGAGGGGTGCGACAAGAGTCTCGCCACCTGTGCCGCGCGGTTCGGCAACGCGGCGAATTTTCGCGGCGAACCGCATCTGCCGGGGATCGACCTGCTCACGCGGTATCCGGGCGCGTGAGCGTCGTTGCTGAGGCAGCGCTGCGCGCGGTGGGGACGCGGTTCCGGTTGCATGGGCGGGGGGCGGACGGGCTCGATTGCGTCGGGCTGGTGGCGCTGGCGTTGCAGGCGGGGGGCCTCCGGGGGGCGGTGCCGACCGGCTATGCGCTGCGCGGCGGCCACGTGGCGATGCTCGACCGGATGCTGGTGCGGATCGTCGGCGCGGCGGAAAGCGGCGACGTGCTGCTGATGGCGGTCGGGCCGGGGCAGTTTCATCTGGGGATCAGGACGGCGGGCGGATTCGTGCATGCGGACGCGGGGTTGCGGCGCGTGGTGGAGCGGCCGGGAATGCCGCCCTGGCCGTTGATCGGTGTCTGGCGGATGGGGGAATGACATGGCGACCTTGATCCTGACGGCGGTGGGTACCGCGGTGGGCGGACCGATCGGCGGCGCGATCGGCGCGCTGATCGGGCAATCGGTCGATCACGCGCTGTTCGCGCCCAAGCGGCGCGAGGGGCCGCGGCTGGTCGAGCTGGCGGTGCAGACGTCGTCGTACGGGAACCAGATCCCGAAACTGTTCGGGACGCTGCGCGTGGCGGGGACGGTGATCTGGGCGACCGACCTGATCGAGAGCCGGTCGACGTCGCGGGGCGGCAAGGGGCAGCCGAGCACCTCGACCTATTCCTATGCGGCGTCGTTCGCGGTGCTGCTGTCGGCGCGTGCGATCCTGGGGGTGGGGCGGATCTGGGCGGAGGGGAAATTGCTGCGCGGGGCGGGCGGCGATTTCAAGACCGCGACGGGGTTCCGGCTGCATCTCGGCGGCGAGGACCAGGCGGTCGATCCGCTGATCGCGTCGGCGGAAGGGGGCGCGACACCGGCATATAGAGGCGCGGCGTATGCGGTGTTCGAGATGTTGCAGCTGGCGGATTTCGGCAATCGGATCCCGTCGCTGACGTTCGAGGTGATCGCGGATCAGGGCGCGGTGCTGGTGTCGACGATCGCAAGGTCGCTGGCGCCCGAGGTGTCGGGGGCTGCGGCGTTGTCGGTCGGTGGGTTCGCGGCGTCGGGCGGGAGCGTCCGCGCCGTGCTCGACTTGCTCGGGCAGGCGACCGGCGCGTGGTTCGCGCCGGTCGGCGACGGGCTGGCGATGCGCGATGCGGCGGCTGCCGTCGTGCGTGTCGCGGACGAAGGTTTCGCGGTCGGCGACAAGGGCGCGCGGCGGACGCGTGCGGTCGCCGCGATCGAGACGGTGCCGCGGACCGTGACGCTCGGCTATTATGATGCGGCGCGCGATTACCAGACGGGCGTGCAGCGCGCGCGGCGGCCGGGCGCCGGCGTGCGCGACGAGCGGGTCGAGGTGCCGGCGGTGCTCGACGCGGGTGCGGCCAAGACGGTGGCGGAGGCGATTCTGGCGCGGGCCGAGGCGGGGCGCGTGCGGCGGACGGTGACGAGCGGGTTCGCGGCGATGGCGATCGCGCCGGGTGCCTGCGTGACGATCGCGGGCGAGGCGGGCGTCTGGCGGGTGACCGACACCGCGATCGAAGGAATGGTAACCACGCTCGGCCTCGTGCCGGTGACGATCGCGTCGATCCCGGCGACCGCGACCAGCGGCCGGGTGGTCGGCGCGGTCGATGCGGTGGTCGGCGCGACGATCCTCCACGCGTTCGAGATACCGGGGCTCGACGATGCGCCGTTGTCGATGCCGCGGATGACCGTGGTCGCGGCGGGCGCAGGCGCGGGGTGGCGGCAGGCGGCGTTGCTCTACAGCATCGACGACGGGATCAGCTGGACGGCGGCGGGCGCGAGCGCGGCGCCCGGCGTGATCGGTGTGGTCGAGGCGGTGGTGCCGGGCGGGCCGGCGACGATGATCGACCGGCGCGGCGCGTTCGACGTGCGGCTCGCGCATCCTGCCATGATGCTGGCGGATGCCGATGCGGACGCGCTCGACCGGGGCAGCAATCTCGCGCTGCTCGGCGACGAGCTGGTGCAGTTCGGGCGGGCCGAGCCGCTCGGCGGGGGACGATGGCGGCTGCGGACGCTGTTGCGGGGGCGGCGGGGCACCGAGGCGGCGAGTCCGCAAGTCGCGGGCGATCGGTTCGTGCTGTTGGAGACGGATGCCGCGCGGACGATCGACCTGCCGCTGTCGGTGCTCGGCCGCGAAGTGCGGGTGATGGCGTCGGGCGTCGGCGACATGAGCCCGGTCGAGATGCGCTGCGTGCTCCGCGGCGCCTCGGTCGTGCCGCCGTCGCCGGTCCACGTCACCTTCACGCGTGACGGCGACGGCGGCGCGACGGTGCGCTGGGTTCGTCGCAGCCGCGCCGGGTGGCGCTGGATCGATGGGGTGGATGCGCCGCTCGCCGAGGAAAGCGAAGCGTACCGGGTGACGATCGCCGCGGGCGGCGTGACGCGCACCGTCGACACGACCGCGCCGCTCGTCACGCTGACCGACACCGATCTGGCCGGTGGCGCGGTCTCGCTGGCGATATCCCAGCGCGGAATCTTCGGCGAATCGCTGACGGCGCACCTGACGATACCGGCCTGA